GGATTCCGCGGTCCGTCGAGCACCCGGGAGTTTCGGTACACGATCCCGGGTTTCGGCTCGTTCTCCCCTTGAGACTTGTCCACGGATGCCCCCCCTGCCGCCCTACAGGCAGAGGGGGGGGCATCGGTGGTCAAGTCGTCTCTCACTCACTTAACACCCTCTTTCTAAAGGCTAATCATGACTAAACCCATTCCTACCCCTCAATCTACCCACTCACCTACCCTTACTCCTCCCTCTACTCCTACCTACCCTCCTTTCGTTTCTGCTTACTCAACCAAAAACAAGTCGGCTCTCTATTTCGAGGGCCCCGGACGTACTCAGCAACAGTTTAAAGACGAGTGCGATATCAACAACATAATGAAGCGCTTCGAAGCTACCGGCGTCGTAACTCACCTCAACGGCAGGCCCCCCCAGTTCGGCGATATCGCCGACTTGGACTTCCAAGGGGCCATGGATGCCGTGATTGACGCCCGAAACCGTTTCGAAGCTCTTCCTTCCAAAGTCCGCGACCGCTTCCAAAACGATCCGCAGCGTCTTTTGGACTTTATCGCGGACTCAAACAACGCCGAGGAAGCCCGGAAACTGGGCTTGCTCGCGTCGGCGGAGCCCCCCCCTGTGTCCCCCACTACCCCCACCCCGGCGACGCCTCCTAGCGCGTCCTGACGCGTTTTACCCGGTCCCCCATTTCGGGGGATCGGTAACCCGGCCTATCTATATCCTTGGTATAGATAGGCCAGATGAGACAAAATCGTGTCTCATCTTCTAAACCGGAGGTTTTCATGGCTAAGCGCTTCGCAATGTCCCGCGGCGGTTCCCGTCGCAACTTCACTGCCAACGCGGTCCGTCACCACAAGTTCAACCTTCAGGGGACCCCGATGCGGGGTGGGATTCGCATGTAGCGATGGCGTGCTACCACCCAGTCACAGCGTGGTATACCCATGCGAAGACCAACTCCGGCAAGCGGGGTGTGGTCTTCGCTCAGACTCAGCCTACGTTCGGCGATTCGTTCAAGCTCCCCTGCGGCAACTGCATCGGGTGCCGCATCGAAAGGGGACGCCAATGGGCGGTGCGCCTTGAGTTGGAGAACAAACTTCATGCCATGTCGTCCTTCCTCACAGTTACCTATTCGGAGGAACATCTTCCTGCGGACGGGTCATTGTCGCGTGAACATTACAAGCTGTTTCTACATCGTCTTCGTCGGTCTACTCGCTATCATTTTGACCGCGGGCTGCGCTTCTTCGGGGTCGGTGAATACGGGGATCGCACCGCTCGCCCGCACTACCATTTCATCCTGTTCGGTGACGATTTCCGCGACGACAGGCGGCGATGGAAAGAGTCCCCTACTGGGGAACCAATGTTCGTGTCACAGCGACTCGATGATGTCTGGGGGAAAGGGCAATGCCTTATCGGACAAGTTACCCCCGAGTCCGCCCGCTACGTCTCCGGGTACGTGCTGAAAAAGGTAGTCGGTGACCGCGCGGATGCCCACTACAACGGCCGGGAACCTGAGTTTATGACGTGCTCGCAAGGTATCGGCCGAGCTGCTCTCGATCGGTGGCGGTCCGACTTTTTCCCGAATGACTACGCGATCTTCCGGGGGAAGCCTATGCGGGTGCCTCGTTACTTCGACAAGCAACTCCCCGAAGACGAGCTGCAGCTGCTCAAGACCAAACGTAAACAAGATGCAATGAAGCCGGAAAGGCTCGCTAATTCCACTCGGACCCGTCTGGCAGTCCGTGAGGAAGTGACCAAGGCCAGAGTTAACCTACGAAAAAGGGACGTAGCGTGATACACAACCTGTATTGCATCCGTGATGTAAAGGCCGAACTGTTTAACCGTCCGTTCGCTGCACAGAGTGATGTGCTTGCTTCGCGTGCGTTCTACAGCGCGGCCATGTCGCCCGAGTCCGAACTCTCGAAGTTTCCCGATGATTATTCGCTGTGGCTGATTGGGACCTTCAATGATGAAACCGGCGTTCTTTCCGATGTCCAACCGCGGGTAGTCGTCGCGTCTGCGCGTATGCCCGTTTCCTTTCAGGAGTAGCCATGCACCGCAACCCTTCTGTGATGAAACACACGTTCAGCCAAGTTCCTCGTGCTGAGATTCCGCGGAGTTCGTTTGATCGGTCCCACGGTCACAAGACCACGTTTGATGCCGGCTATCTTGTTCCGATCTTCGTGGATGAGGCGCTGCCGGGCGATACGTTTAACGTGAACATGACCGGCTTCGCGCGTCTCGCAACGCCGATCTTCCCGATCATGGACAACCTGTATCTGGATACGCACTTCTTCGCGGTCCCCATCCGGCTGATCTGGGACAACTGGCAGAAGTTCAACGGTGAGCAGGAAAACCCGGGGGATAGCACTGACTACGTTGTTCCCGAGGTGCTCACCGGGGGCGGTGGCTGGAGCGTCGGGACTATTGGCGATTACATGGGGCTTCCGACCGGGGTGACGAATCTGCGCCACAGCGCATTGCCCATGCGTGCTTACAATTTAGTGTACAACCAATGGTATAGGGACCAGAACCTCCAGAACAGTCTGGTGGTTCCGAAGGGCAACGGCCCTGATGATTGGAGCATCTACGCGCTGCGTCGGCGTGGTAAGCGTCACGACTATTTCACCTCTTCGCTGCCTTGGCCTCAAAAGGGCCCCGGCGTCATGCTTCCTCTGGGTACTTCCGCGCCCGTCGTCCCTGACCCGGCAGGTCCAGAGGCTTTTTACACTTGGGGTTCCACTTCGGGCCCCACGCGCCTTGTTGCTACTGGCGGTTCGGCTGCGGTCACTCTGGAAAGCTCCAGTGGTGAGGGCGGTCCCCTTCGTTGGGCGGACGCGGGTCTTATCGCCGATCTTTCACAAGCAACTGCAGCGACGATTAACTCTCTGCGGCAAGCGTTTCAGATCCAAAAAATCTACGAGCGCGATGCTCGAGGTGGCACGCGTTACACGGAGCTGATTCGCGCGCACTTCGGTGTGACCAGTCCTGACGCGCGCATGCAGAGGCCCGAGTATCTGGGCGGCGGGTCCACTCCGATTCAAATCCATCCGGTGGCCCAGACTTCCGCAACTGGTCAGTACGCTGCTACCCCGCAGGGCAATCTGTCGGCGTTCGGTACGGCTATCGCGCGGGCCCACGGGTTCTCCATGTCGTTCACCGAGCACTGCGTGATTCTTGGCATCTGCTCCGTGCGTGCGGACCTGACCTATCAACAGGGTCTCAACCGTATGTGGTCGCGTCGCACGCGGTTCGATTTCTATTGGCCGGCTCTCGCTCACATTGGTGAACAGGCTGTCCTGTCCAAGGAAATCTATTGCGACGGTTCCGCGGGCGACGACACTGTGTGGGGCTATCAGGAGCGGTTCGCGGAGTATCGCTACAAGCCGTCGCAGATCACTGGGCAATTTCGCAGTCAAGCCGCTCAGTCTCTTGATGCTTGGCACCTGTCGCAGGAGTTCGCCAATCGGCCAGTCCTCGACTCCACGTTTATCGTGGAAAACCCGCCGATGGACCGTATCAGTGCAGTTCCGACTGAGCCGGACCTCCTTTTCGATGCGTACTTCAAGGTCCGCTGCGCTCGCCCTATGCCGGTATATGGCGTGCCTGGTCTGATCGACCACTTCTAGGAGCGTTCATGGCCTTCACCGATTTTATTCAAGGTGTTGCGCCATTCATCCCGGTAGTCGGCCCCGCCATCGGGGCCGTTGCCGGTCTGATTGGTGCTAAGAAAACCAACTCGGCGATGGACGTTCGGCAGGAGGACGCCCAAGGCTTTAATTCTCAGGAGGCGCAGATCAATCGTGATTGGTCCGCTGTGCAGGCGAAGCAACAGATGGACTTTCAAGAACGTCTGTCCAATACCGCCTATCAGCGGGCGATGGGAGACATGCGAGCTGCTGGACTCAATCCCATCTTGGCGTATTCGCAAGGTGGCGCGTCTACTCCGATCGGTGCATCAGGGTCGTCGTCTGCGGCTTCTTCGCCGCCGCCGCAGGCTCCTGTGAACGCGGCGGCTCAGGCGATGCAGGGCGCTGCGCAGGCGATGAATTCGGCTCAGCAGCTGTCGCAGATCGAGAACATCCAAGCCAACACGGCAAAGACCAAGGTCGAGGCCGAGCTGACGGACGTTCATCGTCGCCAAGCCCTTACTGATCTGTTCATCGACTATTCGGATGTCGAGGAGGGCAAGTGGGGCGGCGGGAAGGAAATGTCCTACAGCGCACAACAACGCAAATACGCTGCGGGTCAATCCCACACTACGTCGATCCTGCAGACGGCTCAGACCAAGCTGAGCGCGGCCCAATTCGACCTTGTCGTTCAGGAACTTAAGAATGCCCGGGCCGAAGAGCGGCGCATCAACGCAACTACGGGCAACATCGCCGCGGACACTGTTCTGCTGCAGCTCCGTGAAGCGGAGGGCAAAGCTGCCTCGGGCTTCTGGAAGGCTGTGGGCCCTGCGGGCTACGGGGCCCGAGAGGTCGGCCGAGTGCTAGGGGATGTCGGTCACTCGGCCGCCGATATCTTTCGCTCTATGCGGTCCCCTGTTCCCCGTTCTGGGGGTCAGGGATTCCGCGGTCCGTCGAGCACCCGGGAGTTTCGGTACACGATCCCGGGTTTCGGCTCGTTCTCCCCTTGAGACTTGTCCACGGATGCCCCCCCTGCCGCCCTACAGGCAGAGGGGGGGG